ACACACTTGTCAACCCCAGTTTTCCCCATGCAAACCCCATGCCAACTTGCACACTGGCACACATGTTGCACACCATGCAAGACTCGTGCCACTTCCAATGTTGGCACAGATGTTGCACCCCTGCAAAACCCGTGCCAACTCTGGACCTGGCACAGATGTTGCTACACTAGCAAGACTCGTGCCACTTCCAATGTTGGCACAGATGTTGCTACGCAAGAAGCGTGCCAATTGTTGGACAAATGTTGGGCCGGGGGAGGGGGTTGACTTATGTTTTTATTTGTAGTAGCCACTCAGGCACAAAAAAGGTGAAAACTAGGAAAAATAGCCCTTATTTAAACACATGTAAGCCCATGATCTAACTCGTGTTACTACTACTGCTACTACTAAGCCATAAATAGCTTGACTTACGTGTAAACTTATGTTATACTATTGTTGTAATTAGGGACAATTTGTGTTATGACCGATGAGCCTTCTGAAGTTAAAAAAAGAGGCCGTGGCAGACCCCGTAAGTCAGAAGTAGCTGCTTTAAAACCCGGTAACAAGGGTAAAGTGGGTAGACCCAAGGGTGACGCTGCGATTATAAACGAGTACAAAGCTCGTATGCTGGCTTCACCTAAGTCTAAAAAGGTCCTTGAGACTATCTTTGATGCTGCTTTGGACCACGACCATAAGAATCAGGCTTCTGCTTGGAAGCTAATTATGGACCGTATGTTGCCTGTAAGTGCATTTGAGCGAGAAGTAGTGAAGGACGGTGGTAGAAACGCCATACAGATCAACATCACTGGTGTTGGTACTGTAGACGTAAACGACAGTGGCATTATCGAAGGAGAAGTAGTGAGTGAGTCTTAAGTACTTTACATTAGATGAGTTCAACTGCCAAGTCACTGGTGAGAACAAGATGGAACCGGAGTTCCTACAAAAGCTTGATCGTTTACGTGCTGGGTGTGGGTTCCCGTTTGTCATAACAAGCGGTTATAGACACCCCATAGAGCATCCTATAGAGTCTTCTAAGGAAGTTCCGGGGACCCATGCCCAAGGCATCGCAGCAGACATCAAAGCTACCAGTGCATCCCAAAGATACGACATAGTTAAGCAGGCTTTAGCCCTTGGCTTCACGGGCATAGGCATTGCTAAGACCTTTGTGCATGTGGATACACGTGGTACTACCCCTGTAATGTGGGTATATTCCTAATGTTTTTTACACAGCACAAGACACTAACTAACGATACTGAGACAACAGTTCTCACTGTTCCTAATGGATACATATTACACATCAGTTATGTTTTTGTAGCGAACCACGGGGGCAGCACAAACAGCCTAGACCTCTGGTGGGAAAACAGTGCCGGTGTAGATCAACTGTACTTCTTTGATGGTACTTCGATAGGAGCAGGCAACAAAGAAGTTTTAGGTGGTCAATCAGAAACACCTATATTTGTTTTACATCAGGGAGAAGTAGTGAAGGCCAAAGCCTCAGCATCCTCTGGTAATATGGAAATAGCTTTTACTTTTAATCTGATAAGCCAACCTTCTTTCCTAAATAACTACACTTAAGCAATGGCAACTGACTTAGACATTGAGCTGCTACCTTGGCAACAAGAGGTCTGGGCAGACGAGACTAGATTCAAGATTGTAGCAGCAGGTAGACGTACAGGGAAGTCCAGACTCGCTGCTTGGCTGCTTATTGTAAACGCTTTGCAGGCCGAGAGAGGCCACGTGTTCTACGTAGCGCCAACACAGGGACAGGCACGTGACATCATGTGGCAGACCTTGTTGGAACTAGGGAACCCTGTTATCTCGGGTAGCCACATTAACAACTTGCAGATTAAGTTAGTCAACGGTGCAACCATAAGCCTCAAAGGGGCCGATAGACCAGAGACAATGCGTGGTGTATCACTTAAGTTCCTAGTGTTGGACGAGTACGCAGACATGAAGCCTGATGTATTCGAGCAGATCCTAAGACCAGCCTTGGCTGACCAAAAGGGCTGCGCTATGTTCATAGGTACGCCTATGGGTCGCAACCACTTCTACGACTTGTATAAGTACGCAGACCTAGGTGACGATGAGACTTACAAAGCATGGCACTTTACTTCCTACGACAACCCAATATTGGACCCAAATGAGATTGACACCGCTAAGAAGTCTATGTCGAGCTATGCGTTTCGTCAGGAATTTATGGCGTCATTTGAAGCTCGTGGGTCAGAAATGTTTAAAGAGGACTGGGTAAAGTTCGGAGAAGAGAGTAGTGGTGAGGGAGACTACTACATTGCAGTTGACTTAGCGGGTTTTGAAGAAGTAAACAAGAAGCGAACAAAGAACACTAGGCTAGACGAAACAGCAATAGCTGTAGCTAAAGTTAATTCTAATGGTTGGTTTGTGGAAAACATTATCTACGGTAGGTGGACCTTAGACGAAACAGCGGTCAAGATCTTCCAAGCAGTGCGTGACTACGAACCAGTTAGCGTAGGTATTGAGAAAGGTATCGCAAAGCAGGCCGTAATGTCCCCTTTGATGGACCTACAGAAGCGTCACGGGACGTTCTTCAGGGTCGAGGAACTTAGCCACGGAAATAAAAAGAAGACTGACAGGGTCATGTGGGCGCTACAGGGGCGCTTTGAGAATGGCTTCATAACACTTAAGAAAGGAGAGTGGAACTCTAGGTTCTTAGACCAACTCTTTCAGTTCCCTGATCCACTAACTCACGATGACTTAGTCGATGCTTTAGCTTACATTGACCAGCTTGCACACGTGGCGTACGACTACGACTACGAAATTGACGAGCATGAAATTTTAGACCTAGTAGCAGGATACTAATATGACAGAACTATTTGAACAAGACCCCCTGATGATAGAAGAAACTATCGAAGACTGGGTAATAACTAAATGTGACGACTGGCGTGACCACTACGAGTCTAACTACGAAGCACGTTTTGATGAGTACTACAGGCTCTGGAGAGGCATCTGGGACCCCGCTGACTCTGAGCGTAAGTCAGAGAGAAGTCGTATTATTGCCCCTGCTCTTCAGCAAGCAGTAGAGTCCAACGTAGCAGAACTTGAGGAAGCCACCTTTGGTCGAGGCAAGTGGTTCGACATAGCTGACAACATGGGTGACACAGAGCGTCAAGACGTGTTGTTCTTGAGAAACAAACTAACGGAAGACTTTGAGGACTGTAAGGTCCGTAAAGCAGTAGCAGAGTGTCTAATTAATTCCGCAGTGTTTGGCACAGGCATTGGCGAGATTGTTATCGAAGAAATGAAGGAAATGGCCCCGGCTACACAACCCATCATGGGTGGTGACTTAACGGCTGTTGGTGTCAACATCACTGAGCGTGTCAAGGTAAAACTTAAGCCTGTGATGCCTCAGAACTTCCTCATTGACCCTGTAGCAACTAGCGTAGACGACGCTATGGGCGTGGCTGTGGATGAGTTCGTAAGCTTACATCAGGTAGAGATGCTACAGGAACAAGGAGTCTACAGGGACGTTCAGGTAGGTTCTGCTGCTCCTGACTCTAACTTAGAGCCTGACCAAGACTTAACGATGTACAGTGACGACAAAGTACGCCTAACTAAGTACTACGGCTTAGTCCCTAGAGAACTGCTTGACAACGCCTTTAAAGACGAAGACGAGGAGGGTGACGACGAAGTAGACTTATTAGAAGACTCTAAAAGCAAGTCAAAGTACGTAGAAGCAGTCGTAGTAGTTGCCAATGGCGGTATCTTGTTGAAAGCTGAGGCTAACCCTTACATGATGCAGGACAGACCTATCGTAGCCTTCCCTTGGGACGTGGTCCCTTCTAGGTTCTGGGGTCGCGGTGTGTGTGAAAAAGGTTACAACTCACAGAAGGCCCTTGACGCTGAGTTACGCGCTAGGATCGACGCTCTGAGCCTCACGATACACCCAATGTTAGCTGTAGACGCTACTAGGTTACCCAGAGGCGCTAAACCAGAGGTACGTCCGGGCAAGATGATTCTAACCAGTGGAGACCCGCGTGAAATTTTACAGCCGTTTAACTTTGGCCAAGTTAGTCAAATTACCTTTGCTCAGGCGGGTGCTCTACAGCAGATGGTACAACAAGCTACTGGTGCGGTTGACTCTGCTGGACTCTCGGGTGCAGTTAATGGAGAAGCTACGGCTTCTGGCATTAGTATGTCTCTCGGTGCTATTATTAAAAGGCATAAACGTACTCTGATTAACTTCCAGCAGTCTTTCTTAATTCCTTTTGTCAAGAAAGCTGCCTATCGTTACATGCAGTTTGACCCTGAGAACTACCCTGTTTCTGACTACAAGTTTAACGCAAGTAGTACTTTGGGTATCATGGCTAGAGAGTACGAAGTGACTCAGCTTGTACAACTACTACAGACTATGGAAAAAGACTCTCCATTGTACAATACCTTGATTCAGTCTATTATTGACAACATGAACTTGTCTAACCGTGAAGAACTCCTTGCAGCTATGCAGAAAGCTACGCAGCCTAACCCAGAAGCACAACAAGCGGCACAGGCAGCACAGCAAGCACAGATGCAGTTCCAGCAGTCTCAGACAGCAGCTCTGTCAGCCCAGGCTCAAGAGTCTGCTGCAAGGGCTTCTAAGCTGTCTGCTGAAGCTCAGGCAGTGCCTATGGAGCTGGAGATTGATCGTATTAGCGCAGTTACAAGAAACTTGCGTGAAGGCGACCAAGACGACAAAGAGTTTGAAAGACGTATGCGCGTTGCAGAAACTCTTCTAAAAGAAAGACAAATAAAAGGTAAAGAAAATGTTAACGGACAAAGAACTAATGGGACTCCTAGACCAAGTCAACCGGCACCTCCAGCCCAAATGGAACCGCCTAGAGGAATTAGAACGCAAAATGGAGGAATGGAGTAATGGCAAGGGAGAAGGACCCAAGGTTGGAAAGGGCGGGAGTAAGCGGGTACAACAAGCCAAAGAGGACTCCTAGCCACCCCACTAAGTCGCACGTAGTAGTTGCCAAAGAAGGTGACGAAGTTAAAACCATTAGGTTTGGACAGCAGGGAGTTAGTGGTGCAGGTTCTGCCCCTAAGTCCGATAAAGACAAAGCTAGACGCAAGTCATTTAAGGCTCGTCACGCAAAGAACATTGCAAAAGGCAAGATGTCAGCAGCCTACTGGGCTAACAAGGAGAAATGGTAGTGGCAGGTCTATATGATAATATCCACGCAAAACGTAAGCGTATTGCAGCAGGTAGTAAGGAGAAGATGCGTAAACCGGGTGCCAAAGGTGCGCCCAGTGCAAAAGCCTTTAAACAAGCAGCCAAAACAACCAAAGGGAGAAAGAAATAATGGCTCAGGGAGTCCCCCATTACTTCAGAGATGGGTCTAAGCACACAGGAGGCACACATAAGATGCCTAATGGTGAGGTACACTCAGGTGCTTCTCACGGTGCTACTTCTAAAAAGTTGTACCACTACGACGAACTTTCTAAAACAGCGAAGGAGAAAACCACGATGTACGGGTCTAAACCAATGAAACCAAAAGCAAAACCTAAGCCTAAGCC